CGGTGGTCGCCGTATCATTCTAGATAAAAACTTAACACATTGTCCCACATATTTTTTTCCTGAAGGACTTGTTAAACAATATATTTCTCCTAATTTTTCCATTAGCTTTACTTATTTACTATAATTATTTCTATTTAAATTGTTTCGATATAAGATACTTGGCTGCGGATCATCCAATCTTTGACGTTTTTACTATGCCATTGGTCATTACCCTATGGTATTATTCATGTCACCATGAATAAGTAGTAGTCAAAGCTCTAAGAAAGTTCCCGCAATTTGACAATCTTGCGATTCTACCTTTCTATTTTCGCTATACGAAAATCAAAGGTAGAGCCAAATTTGTTGTGTATAATTTTAAATAGATTTACAACAATATTATTTTGGCTCCACCTTTTAAAAGGTGGATTCACTAGCGAGTTATATGATTGATTATTATCAATCCGTATATTTACACTGTTTTTTCCATCATGGAGATATACGACCCATGATAGCAGCTCACTGTTGGCGCCCAAGCTGTTAAGCGCCGTAAGCCACGAGTTGCATTAAACCACCTCCCATTTTATAATATTGCTAAAGAAAAAAATATTCCTAAAATTAAATTAATTGTTTTTATTAATTTAATTCACTACCTACATATTAAGATAATATATTATTTATGTTTGAATTGTCCTTCATAAATATGGACAAATATGATTCATCAAATATTTCCTTTTTCCCTTCATGATTTTTTGTAAAAATATAAGAATTGAGTTTTTTCTTAATGGACCAACCATTATCTAAAGCGTTGTATAAAAACACCATCTTCTTAAATTTTATTTGATCTATTTCTAGCTGACCAGCATCTAAAATATTTATTTCGATATCGGTTGCCATATTCATTATTCTTTAATGTATTAACTGAAACTATTATTTGTCTTTAAACCAATAATATCTTTTTATAAATTTCTAATTAAATAATTAATTACTCTTTATATATATTAACATTGTAATGCCAAGTTTCAAGCCTAAGTCTAACAAAAAAATCCGTGTTTGTAAAAAATACACTACTACACTTGATGGAAAGCACAAAGAGTTTATCAATGAATTTTCCAAGAATGAAATAGACACTATACCTAAATTAAAAGAAGAAAAGGCGGATTTAACTTTGAAAATTGAAACTCTTGATAAAACTTCCAATATAGAGCAAATCATGGACATGAAAGATCGTATTAAAGAAATAAATGAATTAATTAAAGAACTCAAGAACAAAAAAAATAATTATTTTCTAGATAACTCTAAATTCATTTTTGAATATTTTGAGAACAAAAAAAACATTAATAATACCGATCCTGATTCTAATGGTGTAACTAACAAACCCGTAGCTTCTAAAAATCAAATGCTTTTTAATTTCTTCAAAATTCAAAATGATAATCAAGACACAAATGCGGCTATTACTGAAAACAGAAATAAGAATATTGTTCAAAAATATCTCAGTAACATTGATGAAACATTTATTGATATGAACTCTTTTGTTAGGTCAACTGACATATGCCAGCACTGTTTTAAAGGCGAATTGATTCCACTTGACGACGAAGGTGTCCTTATTTGTAATATATGCGCCGTCAATATTCCGTATCTCATTGAAAATGAAAAACCGTCATATAAAGAGCCGCCCAAAGAGGTGTGCTTCTATGCTTACAAGAAAATTAACCATTTCAAGGAAATATTGGCGCAATTTCAAGGCAAAGAGACAACTCAAATTCCCGATGATGTCATCGATCAAATACATTTACAAATCAAAAAGGAGCGAATTAGTTTGGAACACCTAACACATTATAAGACCAAAGAGATTTTGAAGAAGCTGGGATTTAATAAATATTATGAACACATCGCATTTATTAAAAACAAATTGGGCATTAAACCGCCTGTATTTAGCCCCGAACTGGAAGAAACATTGTGTAATCTTTTTATGGAAACTCAGTCACCCTATGCGAAAACTTGTCCAGATTATCGTGTCAACTTTTTAAACTATTATTATGTTCTTTTTAAGTTCTGTGAGCTTCTTGGAGAAGATCAGTATCTGGATTCTATTCCGTTGCTAAAAGATCGCGAAAAATTGATCGAACAAGATGAAACTTGGAAAAAAATGTGCGTAGAATTGGATTGGGAATTTATCGCGACTGTTTAAGAACAATGACTAGAAAGCTTATTGCCTTTGTTATCATATATCCAGATATCATACTTATATCCTAATTCAATTGCTGCTTTTTGTTTTTCAAATACATTATTTTTGTCTTGATTCGTCCAAGTAGATTTCACTTCTATACATCTATTTTGAGATTTTATGTACATATCCACATAATGTCTTCTCTTTTTGCCTAATTTATCAAGATACCATAATTCAGGAACATCTTTTCTACTTATAAATAGGTCATCTTCATCAATTTTTTCAACATTTATAAGTTCATCAAATGCGAAATTTTCATATCCTTGATAATCTATAATTTTACCTGAAGGCATTGTATATTGTTTTTTGTTAAACGAATTTTTTAATGTTTGTTCTGCTATTGCTGAATTTTGTTGTGGATATTCAACGCCATATTTTTGTAAATTTGTTTGTTTTATTTTTTCTTGACATTCTTTTGTTCCAAAATAATTTTTCGCACCATATTTTTTAAAATTAGTTTGTTTCGTTTTTTCAAAAATTTCTTTATTTTGTTGTGGATTTTCGGCTCCATATTTTTGTAAATTTGTTTTAATTATTTGTTTTCTTATTTCAGATATTTGTAATACATGTTCGACACCATATTTTAGTAAATTGTTGTTTTTCATATTTTGTTTAAACGTTTCACTTTGTGATGCAAATTCAACCCCGTATTTTTGTATTGTCGTGTTTTTCCCTTTTGCTTTAATTTCTTCCGATAATAAACAACATTCGACACCATATTTTTTTAAATTTGTATTTATTATTTTGATTTTTCCATTTTCTTTGCAACACTCACTACAATAACCATTATGTTTTAACAATTCCCTAAAGGCTTTTGAAAATGAATTACAACAAACATTGTTTAAACATTTTCCATTAACTATTGTTTTTTCAGTAATATGACTATTTAAAAAATAATCAGTTAATATTATATTATTTTCAGAACAAAATTTATACAATAATGTATTAGTGAATTTTGTCAGTTTTGATTTAATTTTATTTGATACTATTTGTTTCATACATTCTTCACAATATGATCCTGTTTTAACTAATTGTCTAAAATTTTTGTTAAAAATATTTAGACATCCTAATGATGAACAATTACCTTCTATATAATTTTCTCTTTTGATTTTAATATCTTGATAATTTTTAATTAATGTGACATTATTTGTTTCGCAATATTGATACAGTGTTTCTGTTGTATATTTCATTATTGTATATTATCAGTGTTATATTTTTAAACTATTGTTTAAATTATATAATATTTATTTTTTAAATATTATATTAAAATGATGTAAAGACTTGTTATCATATTATAGAGCCAGTCCAGAAAGGTTAAGACCAATACCTAACCCAGTACCTTGACGCGCACTTACACCCATGCTAGGAATGTATGTGTCCAAAATAGCAAAAGTAGCAGCGGCAGTTAAAGCAAGGCATGCGATTTCTTCCAAATTCATAGATCTTTTAGGAATTACATATGCTGCAATTGCAATCATCAAACCTTCTACAACATACTTGATCACTCGCTTAATAAGTTCGTTCGTGTTAAACATCCTATATATAAAATATAAGAAAATAAAAGAAATTAAATATAAATAAGCTAAAATATTAATTAAATAAATTAATACTTAAAACGAACTATATAAATAATATATAATGAGCGGAAAATCTAAATCAAATATTGCCAAAAAGTTGGCATTCGATCGTAAATCTACCAAAGATGGTTCTCCAAATCCTAAATATGTGGATTTATTGGAGGTAGACAAGCCAATTGCCGGACAAACCTTCGGATGTTTTTCTTTTATCACCCCGGAAAGAATTCTTAAACAAAAGGAAATGTTCTTTTTTGAGGAATTCCTAAAGCAGTGGGAATTTTCTAAATCCATGGAAAAGTTTCATCAATTTATTAATTTCATGTCTTTTAAATATAAATTGACTTTTGAGGATGTGATGAAGGACTACGAGGGATTTGTCAAGGAAGAGCGTGACAATATTATTTCGTCTTCGATCGATGACGATTATAAGACTTTTATGGATAAAGCGGAGGATGATCTAGAAAAGCAATTCAATATTAAGTATAATTTCCAGACATCCGTGCGTGGATTTAAGTCACGTGGCAATTTTGCGTCACAAGAAGAGGCGGAATTGCGCGCTAAACTTATTCGAGAAGTAGATCCTAGTTTTGATATTTTTGTAGGACCAGTTGGCACTTGGTTGCCATGGGACCCAGAGGCTTACAAGACTGGGCGCGTTGAATACATGGAAGAGGAGCTCAATCAGCTCGCGCAGGAAAAGCAAAAGAACGAATCTGCTGCGAAGAATGCGTTTGAATCGCGTGTCAAAGAGACCAAACAGAAGGCGATTGACGAGAACAAGAAGAATGCGGAAAAGCATGGTAACATTTTGACGCAAGATATCGATCAAGAAGGTAATTTGGTTGGTGTTAGCGCAACTAGTCAGGAGAAAGCATTAACAAGTGATTCAGCTGACAGTATTTCTGTTGCGGATATTCGATCAGAGCTATTCGATGGCGAGAACATTGTGGTAGGCAAGACTGATTATGGCCGATCGGAGCTTCTAAGTGGGCCTTTTACCCTAAGGGAGAATGAAAAGGAACTAGAAAAGGAGGCTTAAATTACAAATCTGTATTTGCTACTTTTACAAATAATGTAATCAAAATGATTATACAATTATGTCTGTATCAGCACACAGTTACCAGGGCACATCAAGAGTGGCTATCAAAATCCAATACTACGATAAAGAAGTAACCTATTTAATCTTTTTATCTATTTTTTCTAGATTTGGATTTGGTTCTTTTAGACCGCTTCTTTTTAGAATGCTTATTCTTACCTAAGCCACTGGTAGAAAATATAATATAATGAACACCGTTGCTTCCTTCTATGTCATATGTTCCATTAGTTTTTAAACTAATTCTTCTACACGTAATATTTTTTTCTCTTAATTCTAACATTCGTGTTATAACTTTTTGAGGTAATTGCTTGTCATTACAAGCTACATTTAAATCGGGTATAATTTGATCTACTCTTGAAGGAGGCCAATGAACGATTGGATTTAATGAATGATGAGAGTTCTTCCTTTTTTCTGATTTGGCATATTCTGAATCAGGAAATACCGCATTCTTGGGAAATTTCGGAAATTTTTTGGATTCGGTAATAGGAAACTCTTTTGGACTTTTACTTCTACTTCTTACACTCGCTCCGTTGCTCTTACTTCTACTTCTTACACTTTTTCTATTGTTATCCATAGATTATATATATATTTAAAAAAAATGATTTGTTTTAATATTATTTTTAAAATTATATTAAATATAAAATACTATACTAAATGTTTGTATCTAAATTAGACAATAGTGTTAATTATCTAAAACTAAAAAGAATAGATGCGTTCGATTTAAGTCGTTTTTCTTGCTTTATATAAAAAAAACAAGATTTTGAAAGCAAGTTACTTGCCTTATATTTAAAAGCGGATTTGTGAAAGCGGTTTTTACCATTTGCTCTTTTTCACCGCAATTTTGGGTCCTTGACCGCGTTTCTTCACATTATTAGGGTCATATTGCTCCTCTTCGTCTTCATCATTTAGCTGTTTAGATAGTTCCCAGAACTCTTTTGAGCCTAATCTGAAGTCATTATGCGCATCTGCTTTATACCAGAATACCTGATCCTGTAGTTTATTCGATTTGGCATTGTTATTTATCACCAAGCACTCAAAATTCTCTGTGCATTGGTCCATTACCTGGCAAAATGACTCCAATGTCGGAAACATACCGGCGTAATTTTCGTAAATTCGCTTCCTATTTGCGATATACGGTTCTCTCAAAATAAAAACATAATCTATATTTGTTCTTAATGCTGGCGGAATGCCTAGCGGATATTGCATCGTAATTATTAACATCACTTTCCAGTGTCTCAATTATACCATTTCATTCAGGCATTTCTTCCTGAAATCATTAAATCCATGCTTTTTAAATGGGCACAGCACTCTCTCGAGTGGGTTTAGACTATATCTTAAGCTTTCATTGCGAGTGATTAGTTCGCTCCAGCCCACGGGCATTTAGTCGTTGAACCGCCTTCATATCCTTATCATATCGGACTTAGAAGACTGGCTGCGGATTGTCTTTATATTATGCTTTTTTACTATACCTTATGTGGTTAACATAAGCCACCATCCTAGTTTCCTAGATGGTTTAGTAGCATAATCCTAGCAAGATATTCCCGCAATTTGGACGTGTCGCATTCTTTTTTAAATTTAATTAAATAAAAATAAGAATACTAGCTATTATTTTGAAATAACTCTTAACGGCAAGCACCTGATGTATGGTCACAAATTATGACAACCATTCATAAAATTTCAATTTACCGTTCATGAACAAAAGTCTCATCATCTTTTCCTTTGACCAAGTGTTATCATATAAGCAGTCATCCATGATAACAAAAGTTCGAGGATCAATAGTGGATCTTTTAAACTGTTCCATTTCTTTTTTGATTTGTTTCAAAACCTGCCGCTGTCGCTTCAAAATGTTCTCGATAATAGCAGTATTGTATTCATTGTGGATAAATAATTTCGGCACCAACTTGCCGTAAAATCCGTTCCCTTCTTCTGTCCCGGAAATAACGGTGCCAATAGGAATATCCTGATGGTAATATAATAAATCTTTTACTAAAAACGATTTACCAGTGTCACGACGGCCTATTAAAACAACAACCGGACCTTTTGATTCATTAGGCTTAAAACTGATTGATTTCATGTCAAAACGCTTTAGCTCTAAATTCATTTATTATTATTATATATTTTAAAAAAAGAAAGTAATTTACGCGATTTAAATACTAGGTTCATTTATTTAATAGTTCATTTATTTAATAGTTCATTTATTTAATAGTTCATTTATTTAGGCGTTTATTAAGATTTGTTAGTTTATAGACATTTCATTTATTATAAGTTAAATATAATTTATAATTTTATTTTTATTAGCTAATGGCGATTACTATAAATTATCAGAAGCGAAAGAACCTAAATCTTTTCAACAAATTTCAATCCAATCCGAATATTTCTCTCTCTAATATTCAGAATTATATACCAATTTATGATAAATTTTTTTCATTAAATAGCACCAATTTTAACGCTATTAATTTAAATCATATGTGGCATATTTCAGATATTAAGGACATAAAAAATAAGGACAAAAGCAATGATAATGATAGAGATAAACAACATATTTATACCTGTAAACTGAAAAACATAACCGAGGACGAAGATTTTGCTACAACGCAAAAGGTATTTATTAAAATGGCCCCATTGTTAGATCCATTTAAATATCTAGTAGGCAAATATAATCATACAGATCCGAATTTATTTAATTTACCGTCGATCGATAAAGTTAAAAAGGTTCATCCAAAGCTAGAAGATCCTAACAATTCTTCCTATATTGATGGATTTTTCTCATTCCTAACAAGCCAGGTCTTACATAAACATAATTTTGTTCACGGTCTAGATTATTACGGCTCTTTTTTGGCTATTAAAAACGACTATAAAATCAATGTGATTGATGATATTGACTATTTAGTTCAGTCAGAGTTTTTTAATAAGCACCAGAATACGCTGTTTACGGTAGAAGACTATTCGCATTTGATGCAGAGTCAAAGTATGCTAGAACCAAGTTTGAAACCGTTAAATATTATGAATATTTCTCAAAAATCAAATTTATCTGTAAAATCAATCGATGATTCTATTTTTGAAAACATATTTTCAAACGCTGAACCGACAAGAGAAACAGAAACAGATAATTCACTTTCTTTAGATGATGTCAAAATGCTAAATATGGAACTAGTCGATATTACAAATTCTATTGATATTACGGATCAGAAAAAATCTGCTAGTCTTAAATCCGGATCATCTTGTTCTTCTAGAACATCACATACAAATGAAAATGATATTTTGGATGAATTAGATGGAGACGAATTAGATTGTGCCAAATCATATTCAAAATCTAGCGGTTCAGAAACACACAGTCTTAAATCGGGTTCAGCGTCAGGATCTGGATCTGGATCAGATTCTGAAAGTTCATATGAAAGCGATTTGGAAGAAGAAAAACTATTTTTAACTCTTCAAAAATTCCCGGTTCAGGTTATTTGTATGGAAAACTGTGAGAGCACTTTAGATGATTTAATTATGAATACAGATTTAACTCATGATGAATGGATGTCGGCGCTAATGCAAATAATAATGACATTGATTGTATATCAGAAGTTATTTTCATTTACGCATAATGATCTACATACCAATAATATTATGTATATACCAACTAACAAAAAGCACCTTTATTATTTATACAAAAAAAAGTATTACAAGGTCCCGACATTTGGAAGGATTTTCAAGATCATTGATTTTGGACGTGCTATTTATAAATTCGATAATAAATTATTTTGTAGCGACAGCTTTCAAACAGGCGGAGATGCGACAACACAATATAATACAGAACCATATTTCAATGACAAGAAACCGAGACTAGAGCCTAATTTCAGTTTCGACTTGTGTCGACTAGCGTGTTCTATTTTTGATTACATTATAGATGATATGGATAGCATTAAAAATATTAATAGTTGTGAACCAATTGTAAAATTAATGGTTGAATGGTGCACTGACGACAATGGTATTAATGTGCTATATAAAAATAATGGCGCTGAACGATATCCTGAATTTAAACTATATAAGATGATTGCTCGATGTGTTCATAATCACAGTCCAAACGCACAATTAGATCGCCCAGAGTTTAGCAAATTTACTATTTTAAAAAATGGAGTTTCAAAAGGAGAACTAGTGATGGATATAGATCAATTACAACCACTTTATAAATAAACTTTTAAATTATTTATATTTATTATTATTATAAATGACATATGGATTTATAATAACAAGACATGTTAATTCGGAACTAACAAATAACTATTGGAATCAATGTGTAAAATTGATAAGAACTCATTATCCTTTCAAAAAAATAGTTATTATTGATGATAATAGTAATTATGCTTTTGTAAAAGCAGACCATGATTATATAAATCTCGAAATTATTCAATCTGAATATCCTAAACGCGGCGAACTGCTTCCTTATATATATTTTTTAAGACACAAATGGTTTGAAAAAGCCGTCATTTTACACGATAGTGTTTTTATTCATAAAAGAATTCCGTTTGAAAAAATAAAATATCCAGTGTTACCGTTATGGCATCATGATTATGATAAAGAAAATTTAGATAATTTATTAAGAATTGGAAGCAATTTAAAAAATAATGTTCATCTCAAAAAACGACTTAAAGGACAGGAAATAAAAATACTAGGATTAAATGAAAATGAAAGATTTGATCTTTGTTTTGGAGCATTATCATATATTAGATTAAATTTTTTAGAGATGCTAGAATTAAAATATGGTATTTCTAATTTAATCAATTGTATTAAGAATAGAACGGATCGATGTGGATTAGAAAGAATAATGGGTCTGCTTTTTTGGCAAGAATATCCAAATTTAAGATATACCCCTTCTTTATTTGGAAATATACTCAAACATCATAAATCGTTTGGTTATAATTATCACGAGTATTCAAATGATTTTAAAAATAAAAGAATATATGAGCCTTTTGTTAAGGTTTGGACTGGACGGTAAATCCACCTTTTCCCTTCGGGTAAGGTGGAGCCAAAATGAACAGTTATGAAATTAAATTTATATATTATTTCAATTAATATATAAATATCTTATAATTAGTATTATATTTAATGATTAAAAGCATGGGATCATAAGGGAACGGCAGTTCCCTTAAAATGGAGGATTATCTGTAAAAGCCCCAGGACTCTCAATTACAGAAATATCTTTAATCACTGGACTCAATTGATCCAATATAAAACTCCCAATAACAACACAAACATATACAACTAAAGTATCTCTAATTAGTATCTTTAACGGTTTGCTTTCTTTTTCAATATATTGCATCTCTAAAAATTTGGCGACAAAGAAAATAACTGATATAACCCCTGCTAATAAAAATATATTACTCATTTACAATATATTTTTACAATACATTTATGAATTTAACGCGTTGCTAATACTAAATGCTAAATAATAAATAATAAATAATAAATAACCGATTTATGCTAAAACTTCTATTTCATCTAACAAAAAATTAGGCTCTAGTTCCATGGATTTTTCACCAATCACATGAACATCTAAACTATTTAGATCGACAAGTTCATCTGAAATTTTTAGAGTTTCATTATCGTCATCCGCGTCAGCTTCTTCGTCCATCTTTCTTTGAATATTTCTTAAATTACTTATTTCCTCTAAACGCTCTAAAGTCTTTGGAGCACTAATTAATTCTTCATTGCCTTTGTCATTAACCGCCTTATCCACATCATTAAATTTAATAACTTCTTTTGTTTCCTTTTTGTCAGATTCGCTAATAAAGGTAGTCTCTCCTCTAGCATTTAACGCCTCGCTTTTCTCTACTACTTGCTCTTTGATTTCCTCAATAACATCGTCTTCCACCGTTTCATCCATATA